TTCCTCATTAATCATTTTTCGTATCATGTCTCCCGTTTTACTGGGATCAAAAGGCAGCTTTATTCTTATCCCTTTTTTTGTCTTTTTTTTTGTCTTTTCAGGTTCAGGTTTAGGAGCTAATATCCTTGCTACTCCCATACCTTGTGTTACGGGATCATCGCTTTCCATCATAGCAGCTTCTAAGTCATTTGCTATTCTCTTGTTTTTCGCCCGTTTCTGCCTTTTTTTTCCATCTAGTAAATATGATCTGGTCTTAGCCATTAGACCATCCTACCTTTTGTCCTACCTTTTTTAACAATACCATCAGCACGGCTAGAAACATTCGACTTCGTTTTTTTCTTTTTAACACCGCCAGCAGCTCCACCTTTTGATTGCATGTAACCACCACCTGCTTTTTTATCTTCTTCTCTCGTTTTTTTCTTAAAAGCCTCATCATTCTTTTTACGTCTGTCCTCAGCTTTTTCTTTCATCCCTTTCATCATTTTAGATACTTGAGATTTCTGATATTCTTCAAAGCTCATTTCTGCCATTTTATTTACCCCAAAAAAATTGTTGTACCATAATCAAAAAAGCAGTCACGGCACTACCTGCACCTGCTGCCCACATCAATGTTTTCCAGCCGCCTTTAGCTTCTGATAAAACAGTATGAATTTCAATTAAAGACTTTTTTATCTCTTCTACATCGGCCTTAATTTCATCCATATCTTGTTGCATATGTTTAATTTCGTTGCCTTGAACGGCAACTTTGCTGTTTATGTCTTTACCAAAGACTCTCTGTATATCTTCTTTTTCCATTCTCTCACCTTGAAAAGCAGTTACTGTATCTATTAGCATTTCCACCTTTTTCTAGCTTGTCGTAAACGACTGTTTGGATCTTTGGCTGCTTTTGGGAACATCTTCATTTGCCCAGCAGAACGAGCACAAAACGACTTACGTCTTTTTGCATCTTTAGAACCTTTTTTAACTTTACCTGTAACGGCTGTTTTAAGTTTAGAACCGGGATTAGCTCTGCGATATGCAGCTACACCTTTAGCAGTCATACCTGCACCGCTCTTGGTTTTACGAAAATTACCAGACTTCACAGAAGTCTTAATCCCCATTCCTTTTTTTCTTTTAGCCTTCATAAAACAAAGTAACACTAGGTATATTAGTTGTGCTACTAGATGTTACATGAATACCACCACCGAACAAAAGACCTCTACCCGGTACATAAACTGTTTCTGTACCAATTGCACTAGGAGCGGTCAACTCTAATAGTGTAGTTCCTCCACCTGATCCATTACTAAAAGTTAAATCAGCACTGGCAGCGTGAACGTAATATATAGCTTGTAATCTTGAACGAGGTGTAACTGTAGCTGAAGAAGACGTGAAAGATAGACTTCTAACATCTGATTCCATCACTTACTCCTTATGAAAGGTTATTGTTTTGAATATATAAAACAGTTACCGTAGCTGCACCAGCATCACCATCTGCGTTTTGACCATCAAAATCAGCTAAAACTTGTATGTCGGATGTACCAACATCAGTGGCTTCTGCGTCTAATGTACCATGAGTGGTTGCTAATGCTTTAACATTAACGTCATTTAAAAACGCATCTGGATCAGCAGAAGTTCCAACATTAACAACAGCCGTACCTGAATCATTCGATACTGTAGTTACGTTTAAGATTACATCTATAATTTGAGAATTAGCTGGGACAGTTGCACAAACTTGATCGTTTGAATCTGCACCAATTATATCTATAACTGCTGATTGGGCCATTACAACTGAACCTACGTTTACAACATTAGTTCCTACAGTAGTTCCTGTTGTATCTCTAATTGTTCCAGCTTTTATTGGGCCTGAAAATGTTGTTGTTGCCATTTTTATCTCCGTGTATTAGCACTCGTCATACAATCTCTAATATGTCTGCTAGGTCAGTATGTATGACTAATTAACCCTAGTTATTTTTTAATGGTTTCTTTAATCCAAGTATAAGGTCTTTCAGAATACTCTACCATTTTTTTTGCCATAGCAGCATTATTATCTATGACACTTTTTGTTGCGTCAGTTGCTTGTTTTGTCCAAGCATCTAAAAATTTTATAATTATATCCATTTATGTCTCCAAAAATGAGGAGGGGGCACGTAGCCCCCACTCAATTAAGATGAACCGGGCGATCCAAACATTCCCAATGGATCAGAAAATCCAAAGGAATATCTCTCACGAGCTTTGTATCGTACGTTACCTGTATCGAAGTCTCCATCCATAGATGTAGCCATAGGTGCACGAACAAAGTGCTTAAGACCGTTAGGTATATCTGTTGTTAAGAACCAAGCGTTTGTATCAGTTAAATAGTGGTTTATTGAATAACCTTCAGGTATAGAACCATTATTAGCCAATGCATTAAGATCATTATCAGCAGTGCCAACTCGCCCTTGAGTTTCTAACAAACGTGTTGCCACGAATTGTAGTGCTGGAGGAATGATTAACTTTCTTGGTTGTGATGCAATTAATAAACCACGTTCATCTACCCAAGCTGCAATTTGAATTACTGCATCTTCTAAAGATGTTTCATTCAAGTCTGCCCCTGTAGATGGACGGTTACTGTTTGTACCACCACTTACTAACGGGTGTGCTGTGCTAAATAACGAAACACCATCACCACCCTTAAAGTTAGAATTAAAACCATTATTTAAAGTAGCTGCAGCTTTTACTTGTTTTGTATAAGCCATCGCTCTTGCTAAAGCCTTTGTGTAACGAGAAGAAAGACTATCGTAAAGATTATCTTCCATTGCTTCTTCAGTTACTGCAAAACCCATAGCTATGGTTTCGTGTGAATATCTAGCAGTAAACGCTTCTTGTGCATTATCAAATTCTACAGAAGCACCTTCAGTTTTAACTGGAGCCGCACCAAAGCCAGATAGCTTTGTTTCCTCTTCAAATGAACGCTCAGAATTTTCCTGCTCGTAGATCTCCTTATGCTCTTCACCGTACTTGGCATACTCTAAACCAAATAAAGCATTTAAGCCGGGAAGGAGTTCTTTTAGTAGTTGTGCTCTTGAAATAGCCATTTAAAAATCTCCTTATACGCCTAATGAGTTGTCATACGCATGTACGCCAACATTAAATTTAACAATAAACTCAGGGAAGTTATCGGTTTCAGTACCTTCGACAACATCAATTACTCTCATACCGAGAGTTGCAGTTGCTGCTAAAGTACCACCGTTAGTATCAATTTTAAGTGATACACCTGAATTACCCGTGCTTGTGCTACCTGATGTGCTGAAATCTAAAGAACAGTTTTTACCAACTGCACCAGCAAAACCAGATCCATCTGTACCGCTGTTGAATGTTCCCAACGCTGCGTTACCTTGAATCTTATACAACTGTCTTGGATCATCATTAACCATTATTTTGATTTCTGTAAATCCTGAAGTTGTAGCATTAGCTGGTAAAAATTGATCGAACTGTAAAATTCCGTTGTTATCAATATACCTAGCACCAACCATTACTCCTACAATTCCCGGGGTACCAGCAGCTCCTTCGTGAGCATCTTTGATAGCAGAGGGAGTTGAGGACACGGCGGCTGGTAAACCAGCAGAACTTAATACAACTAAGTCGCCATTAAAAATAGCGGCAGAGTTATTAGCTTTCACATGATAGTGTCTAATAGCACCGCCATTGTAGGGTGCACCACCAATCATATTGGTAGGTTTTAACCCAAAAGGGGAAGCAGTAGCTGCCATTTTTTATCTCCTAAATTAGTTACTTTTACCGAATGTCGTAGTTGTCTTTTTATCTGCATATAAAGGCATCCTTGGATCATTCTCTCGCATAAAATTATTTTCAACAGCAGTAAGCTGTTGATTGGCTTTATCCTCGTAATACTTTTGACGACTATCTGTCATCTCAATAGGTGCTTTACATAACATCAAACCACCTATCTCTACGTTACCGGACTGCTTAGATGAATCATCTAAAGACAGAGCCAACTCCGGATGATCCTCCGCTCTACAAGGTTCCCAACCTTCCCTACGGCGAACAGAAACATTACGGACATCAGACTGTCCATTTATTGCTGTTCTAACCCAACGGAATTTATAACCGTCCATAGGATTCGGGTCAGGTAGTTGTTGTGGAGGTGTATAACTCGTAGCACGAGATTCTTTTTCTCTCGTTTGAAGTTCTCGATCAACACGATTACCCATTTTATCTTTTCTCCTGTAGTGCAACTTGTTTAGCGTAAACTTCTAAGGGAACGCCTAATTTCCTAGCAATAGCTACCTGACTTTTAGTCAAAGTAATCTTTTTACTTGGAGTCGTTCTTGTCGCCGGGGCTACCACCGTTTTTTGTTGTTGGCTAGTAGTTTCCTTTTGAGGTTCTTCATCGAACTTCTCTGGAAATACTTGTCTCAGCCGAGAGTCTATTCTCTCGTAATATTCATCTGAACGGGGATCAGTCCCGTCCTTTACCAGTTTGGTATGCAGTCCATAAGCGAATGATGTTAATTCATCATCAACCCCAAACCATTTGTTTTTGTTGTACCAAGCCATAGCTTTTTCATCTGGTGGGGCTGGCTCTTGAACAGGTTGATTTAACGGTAACTCTTTCTTTTCTTCTTGTAAAGTCTTTTCTGCAGTTTTTTCAACTGTTTTATCGTACTGAGGTACATACCGCTTCCAATTTTCCAATTCAATGTTTTGTTGAGTTAGATCTGCCATTGCTTGAGTTATTTTTTCAGCATCCCCTGTCTCTTGTGCAGCAACTAAATTTTTCTTAGCCATGGCAATAGAAGTTTCTGCCTTTTGTTTGGATTGCTCCATTAAGGTTTTTTCACCATCTGATAATTTTTGTTTTAATTTTTCATTTTCGTCTTTAATTTGTTTTGCGTAGTTAATAGCTTCTTGTTGTTCTCTAAATGCTTTTTCTTTTTCTCTGCGTTCATCGTGCCAAGCACGTTTCATCTCATCTATTCGTTTTTGTACTTTTGCGTTATATTCTTTAACTTCATCTTCAGAAGGTTCTTTAGGAGGAACTTTCATAGACTTACGCCCACGATCTTCTGCAGGAGTATCATCTACAACTTCTATTTCTAATTCTTCCTTCTTAGCTTCTTTTTTTGGTTCAGTCTCTACAGGAGTCCCTTCCTGTTCCACTGCTTCTACTTCAACTTTTTCTTCTTGGTTTTCCATTTCATTCTCCTTACGCACGGGTATATCCACGAGGGTCATCAACGACCGCTTCTATTTGGTCATCGTTTATTAATCTAAATTCTTCATTATGAATATTGAATCTAGTACCAGAGTAATTTCTCATAATTACAAAATCGCCTTCTTTACACCAAGGTCCATCAGGAAACTTAACTTCATCTTTATAAGCAAGGGGACCAAGTTTTACTACAAAACCTAAACATGAAGCAATCTCTTCAGCTCTCTTTGTAGAATCTGCTAAAACAATTCCAGCATCTCCCACAGTATCTTCAATTTTTGGTAAAGTAATAAGAATCTTATATCCTGACGGTTGTGGAAGTTTTAACTCTCCAATTTCTCCAGCTAGTTTTTGCGTTTTTTGTTTATCTATCGCACCTATTCTAGTGTTCATGTACTATCCTCTGTTTGTTTCGCAGTTTCAATTATTTCAAGAATGTCTCTTTCAGCAAGAGTCAATCCATGAATTACCCCAACCTGAAACCGATAGTCAGGGAAATTTTGTGCACCTCCGGAAGCTAATCCATCAGCATAACTATTAACATGTTCTTTAAGTTTTTCTATAATTATTTCTTCAAACGATCTAGGCATCTGGCGTTCCTTCCGGTGGGATTGGTTTTGTATTATCTACAGATTCTTGTGCTTGCCGTTGTGCCGCATCTCTGGCTATATCCATACCTATTTTTAACCCTGCAAGTTGTTGATCGGCAGATTGTTTATCTTTAGCTTTTGCTGCGTCAAGACCAATTCTTGCCCCTTCAGTTTCAGCTTGAGTAGCGATTCTCTGTTTTTCAACTTCAATCTGGTCAGCTTTAGCTGCTGAATCCATAACGTCTTTAGTCTTCTTACGTTTGAGTTCTTCTTGTTTAAGTTGAATATCTGCTTGTTTAAGTTTGAGTTCAGCTTGCTGCATTTGCACAAGTGGATCTTGTTGTGCTTGTTGAGCTTGTTGTGCTGCAACTTGTTGTTTACTCATACCCAACACAATATCTGAAGCTTTTGCTGCAATTCGAGACAACTCTACCTCTAACTCTTTTGGTAACGTGTCATCAGGAGCTGGCATTGATGAACCCATGGCTTCTTCTATCTTTTGCCTATATGCAAACGCTAAATGTTCTGCAATATGTGCTTGTAAAGAAGAAGCTATTGCTTTTGCGTTTGGATTTTGTCCTATCATCTGTTGAATTAAAGGATCTTGCATAGCGTTCATGTGAACTTTTATATGTGCTTCGTGATCTTGATGTATAAATGCTTTCAAAGGACGTAATTGTATAGCGTTCATATTTTCAGTTACTGGGTCTAACGGTTTTTGATCGTCATCTAACGGAAGTATCTTCTCTACTGCCCTCACACCTAAAGTTTCTAACATTTGTCTATGTAGTTGAGCCATGTCATACATCTGAGGAGCAGATGAAGCTAACTGTAAAACTGCCTGATATTGCACAACTCTTTGCGACATTGTTGACGCATTTGGGTCAGAAACGGGTATAACCTCTACTATTTTGTAATCTTCTCTAGTAGATGTGCCCTCAGAATCGTTGTATTTAGGCGTATATTCATAGCTTTTTGGAGCAAATTCACCAATTATTGAGGCTAAAAGCTGAAATTCTATCTTCATAGCCGCATGAATACGTGCTTGCACCGCTGACATAACCTTTAAACTACGTTCTAACAACGCTAAAGTTGTTCCAACAGGAGTTTCTTTATTAATATCAGATATTTTTAACTCTGCGACTGCTGCAAGTGATCTTCCTTGCTCTACAATCATATTCATAAGGGCTAAAAGCGTTTGAGATGGCTCTTTATATGGTAAAAACGTAATATTTTCACTAATTTTACCTCCCGGTACGTCTACATCTCTAAATTCTCCCGGAGAAATAGGTGTATCATCGCCTTTTATACGTAAACCTCTTGTTTTTAAGCCCCCCGGAAGGTTACTTAACGTACCAGAATCTACTAATTGACGTAAAAGCGAGGTTGCTGACTTAGCATGGCCACCAATTAAGTGAATTAACCCATATCCGTAGAATCCAAAACCGGGAATATAGATATAATGAACAAAGTGCATACGTTTTTGATACGTTTTATCTTCGGAATCCCAGTTTCTTCTAATAGATAAAATCTCTCCAGAAGATTTTTCAATAGTTATTACATATGGAACAGCTATACCATCTTCACTTTTTAATGGGTCGCCTTCAATAATTAAATCAACATGAGCTTCTAATAATATATAGCGATCATCTGTATTAACACTAGCCTCTTCCATATCAGGACGTATTTCAGAATAATCTGAACTTATTTCTTCTGGTTCTGGTAGTTCTATGTCTTTGTAAAAACCAGCCACTTGTAGTTTTTTTACATCATTTGCATTTTTACGCATGATGTGTGTATATCGTTCAGAAGTTTTTAAATCTGATGCACCATATGAAATAACAAAATCTTCTGCTGGTACAAATATAGAAACTTGTCTTTCTAACGCAGGATCATAATACACTTTCTTAAATGCACTTCCTGCTAAAGCTAAAGACCACAACATCTTTTCGTGTTCAGGTCTATACTCTGCCATCTTTACAGTAAGTTGATAATTCATGTCATCTTTGACACGCCTAGCAGCTTCTTCTTTATCTTTAGTGAGTTTCCCTATGATTTGTGTTTTAACTGGTCCCTGTGGAGGAAAAGTCTCCATAACTGCATCAGCTTGAAATCTGACAACTGCTTCTGATAAGATAGGGTTAAAGACACCACATGCTCCCGTCCAAGGTTCACTCCTGTCTTCAATTTTTAATCCGAGTAATTTAAGACCATCTCTATAAGTCTTTTCCCAATCTTTTCTTGATCCTTTATCACTTTCAAAATTAGTTAATAATTCTTCAGATATCCCAACTAATTCTTCTTCATCTAAGAACTCAGCTAAGTTTGCCGAAAATTCTTTTATACCTGTGCCTACATCAGCATCAGGATCAATTATGATCTGCATATCATCTGTGGTTATTGTTACCTGCTCTGGGTCTTCTATTTGTATTTGCACATCAGGTTCCATAGCGTCTTCCATGGACATACCCTCTGGTGCGGAATACAAACTTTTTTCTATACTATTTTTAGCCATGATTTATCCTAGTAATATCCAGCCCGTTTTGGGCTTTTAAAATATGTAATGTCATCGGGTTCGTCAGACGCTAAACGTACAAGCCCACCTTGCCTAAAACGTAAAAGAGCTTGTGTCATTGCATCAACTAAGTCGTCATGTTCACCCGCAGGGAAAGAAGCAAACTCTTCCACTACTTCTTCTGCCCATCTAGTTTGTGGGTACCATACCATTCCCGAAGCAAAAAAATCCGTAACGGCGTTGACTCTGGTAATCTTGTCATTTCCTCTGGTTGGGGTATAATCTTGTATAGGAATACCCATACTCCTTAATTCGTGAATTAGAGGTGAACCTGCTGCTTTAGCCTCTATGATACAACAATCCGGTTCATAGTCTCTATAAAGTTCTAATGCTTTCTGTTTTAAGTCAGGAAACTCGAGTCTATCCTTAAACGCATCTAATATAATAATTTGATTTTCACGTGAATTGTCATCATCATCGTCCCGGCGAAAGATACCTAATGTAACACATGCTGAGTAGTCAGCACGTGTGCTTCTTGAATAAGCAGTGTCCCAAGACTGGATAATATAATCACAAACAGGAGGTCTATCTCCTTCCCATATTTTCCACCACTCTTTTTTAATCATTGCTCCTTCAGCACCTGTCGGCTCTTGCATATATTGAGCCGCCCATTTGTGAGCAGGTAGTTCATCTTTTAGAGCAGTTAATTCTTTTAAATCCCAAAACTCAGGCCAAAGTGGTTGACCACTTGGCATAATTGCAGGAAACTCTATAACCTCCCATTCTTCTCCGCCTCTTTGAACAGAAGCCTTTACAACTTGAGCTGTTAAATCTCTTTTCCCCCAACGGGTCATCACAATAACAATTGCTCCCCCCGGTTGTAAACGCTGCCTAGGTCCAGAAGAATACCACTCATATACTTTGTCATATATATCAGGATTCACTTCTGCTAAAACAGCTTCTTGCTCAGAATGAGGGTCGTCTATAATAAGCAAATCCGCACCTTTACCTGTTACAGCTCCCCCCACCCCGATAGCAAAGTAAGTACCTCCATGACTAGTATTCCACCGACCTGCGGCTTTTGAATCAGACTGAAGTGATACATTAGGAAAAACATCTTTATATATAGGGTTATCCACTAAGTTTCGTACTTTTCTACCAAAGTCTGTAGCTAGTTCTGCTGTGTGTGAGGTTTGAATGACTTTTTTATTAGGGAATCTACCTAGATACCATGAAGGTAGCAAATAACTAGCGAACTCAGACTTAGTATGTCTGGGTGGCATATTTACAATTAACCTTTTTAGCTCCCCTTTAGCAACTCTTTCAAAAGCTTCTGCCATTATTCGATGATGTCTGCCGTTAATAAACTCAGGCCACATATGCTTTACATAGTCAAGAAAACCATTTTGCGATTTTGTTTTGGTTTTTCTTTTGTTAAGTTCTTCTAAAATCTTCTTTACAGTGTCTTGTTTCTCTACTGGCAAATTAGGAATTGCTTTTAATATCTTATCACGCTCTTGTTGTTCTATCATTCTGTAACTTCTTTAGCTTCGACATCTATGTAATCACCTACTAACTTAAATAATTCTTTTTCTAAATCTGCTGTACTTCTAGTACCAATCGTTATTTCAGTTCGTTCAGCAAACAATCCTACATCTGCAATCTTACCTATAAGTTCTATGGCACGTATTTGTATTTTAGGATCTGGGTCAGACATGAGTTCTATTAACTTATTAGTAGCAACAGTTCTTAACTGGGCTGCATCTTTTGCTACCTGCATGTCGTATTCTGTTAGTATCGCTCCGAGCTTAATAGCAGCTCCGGGCTTAAATACTTCTTTTGTTTTTAGTGGCGAATCTTTTTTTAAGATGCTCTGTGCAAAGAGTTCATCTTCTGTATCGACCTCAATCGGCATACCTTTAGCATTTAAAGTCAATGCGGTTTGACAAGCTACTTTAGCTTTCTCGTAAGTATCTTTATACTCGTGGTTCTTTGTAGGTATCGCCATGTTCTTATCAATGTGAAGAAATTCCATGTAACTACATAATATATAACAAAAAACGGAATATCAACTATTTAATTGACGGGGGGGTATTTTTGAGAATGTTTTTGATAAATTGCCCAGAATAATATACACATATATGCCCCCCCTCGTAGCACATATGGGGAGGTCGGGTACCCGTACCATGCTGCATTGCAGCAAAAAAACAATGCCCTTACCCCTAAAAAAAATTAAAAAAAACTTAAAAAAGTTTTAAATATTAGGAACTTTATACGAAACATACAGTCTTATCTTTACCAACAACAAAAAAAGAGGAGCTTTAAAATGAACTACAACATTGACGAACTAATCAGCATTGTTTTATTAATAATGTTTATCCTTATGGGCTTAGCAAGTTTCGTTGTCATGATTTTTAATAAAGAAGCAGAAAAGAGATGGGATGAAATAGCAAGACAAAAGCGACAATGGAAGCTACGTAATAAACTTGCAAAGGCTGACCCATTCTATAGCTTAAAGAAACTAGAAAATGCTGTATGGGCACAACGTAACAATCAACCTACCGTAGTGTTAGCAAAGATGAACCAAGCCGACTACGAATGGAAGAAGCAACACAACCCAAACAACCCACAACTAGAACTATTTAATTAACCAACGGGAGGGTTTTCCCTCCCACTTTTTAGGAGGAAGTAAAATGGCAATTCGAGATTATACATACAAAGATCTTTATGAAGAATATATGAGAAATAAAAGATCCATAGCAAATGCAGAAATACATATAAGTTCTTTAATTCATTGTGCTGAAACTGTATCTGTAGAAAGATCAAGTAAAGAAACTATTAAACAAGTATTTCAAATGATAAAGTATCATCGATCTTTACTTGCGGACATAGTAGCACATAACGAGGATGTAGCGGCAGAACTTAATCGGAGGGATACTAACCCATTCTCAAATATAAAAATGTTTTCTAACTTTAATGAGGAAGTAAAATGAGTTATCAACTGAATGTAGGCGATAAAGTAAAAGTTATTAATCAAGATATTACTGGCACAGTATTAAGAATTGACAATAATAAAATCACGATACTTGATGATGATAATTCGTGGCAAGACAAAGGGGAAGAACCTAGTTTAACTTTTAGGGGGAACGAATTAAAACTATTATAACTACCAAGGGGAGCTTCGGCTCCCTTCTCTTTTTTCAGTTCAAAGAACTGGTATCAGTTTCGACCTCTCCTGTTGGAGTATCTCTCCTCGTTTGCATATTGCACCGCAACAAAAAATATCCAAAAAATAACAGTGTTATTTATTAAAAAAAGTTAAAAAAAATTTTATTTATTTGGAACTTTATATGCGAACTATCGTCCTACTAATACGAGTAACGTTTTTATAGGAGTCAATACCATGACTACAGAAGCAAAAATTACTAGAACGGCGGTTAACACCGCTATTAAAAACGCCATATCTAATGAGTTAAAACTCAAAGGTTTATGGAAAGAAACCGCAAGTACTTGTGTAAATTATTTCGGAGCTAGTAACAATAATAACTTTTTACTAGCAAATGCGGGTCCTATGGCTATGCAGAAACTAAAGGGTTTACACTCTGCCGATGAGATTAAAGAGTTTAAGTTAACTCTTAAAACTTTAAGAGCGGATGTTATCCAAATGGCCGAGAGTATGAAACACTCGAACCCTAACCAGTGTTGGACTCGTTTATTGAAATACATGAAAGAGGAATCTGGGCTTGCTCATTTTAAGCAAGTAACGACCGAACGTACCGATGATAAGAAATTTTGCACGAATATTTCATCGGCCTCCAAACTTGTTGACGCTATGCCTCAATCGGTGCAAGATAAATTCTTAGACTTGCTTGAAGTAATGATTGAGCTTGAGTTAATCAAAGAGAAGTAAACATCACTAACCCGTTACTCGTAAGAGGGGCGAAAGCCCCTCTTTTTTTGTGCCTAAAATTTTTGGGATGTTTGGGAACTGGTGTCAAATAAAAACTCTCCTGTCTTAGCCTCTCTCCTCATTCCGAAATTTAAAAAAGTAACACTGTTACTTTTTAGAAAAAGCAAAAAAGTTTTAAATATTGGGAACTTTATAGGTAAATATTTGACTAACATATATGTCCAGCAGATACGGGCATATTTTACTTAATTTAACTTTGGAGGTATTACCATGAAAGATTCAAAAAATAACACTGTTACTTATCCCGCACAGCTTAAGAAGTTTTCAGGTGCGTTAGTCAAAGCATTTGACGCTGATGTGGCTGTTACTCAGACGTGGAGCGATTGTGCTGATGTTGGGTTGACTACGTGGGGTTCGGACAATGAGAATAAGTTCCTATTGGCTAACGTGCCACAGTTGCGTGGTCGTCTTATCGATTCTGGAATTTCGGCTGATGAGATTAAAAGTTGGAAAGAGCGGCTAAAAACTGCTCGGGGTATGGTTGTTGACTACGCAAAGAGTCGCAACCATTCCAACCCGAACCAGTGTTGGACACGCCTTTTGAAGTACATGAAAGAGCGTAGTGGGTTGTCGCACTTCAAGCAGCTCACGAAAGAGTCCACGTCAACTGATAAGTTCTTAGCAGCTCTGGCACAAATTGCCAAGCATCTTGATGATGCTGAACTACGTGATGATACACGTGAAGCCGCTCACGAATTATTAGGTGCGGCAATGGTTGACGGGCATTTGAAAGACAAAAAGTAACACTGTTACTTTTTTAATACAGGGAGAGTCGAACGGCTCTCCCTTTTTTTGTCTCTTTTTTGTTACAAAAATAACACTGTTACTTTTTTACCACATTTAAAAACCGTTTTTATTGGGAACTGGTGTCTGTAAATGTCTCTCCTTACAATACATTAGTATGAGATTGTAAAGTAACAGTGTTATTTTTCCGCTTTTTTCCATGTATTTTTCCAGTAGAACCCTTATAGTATATGTATTATTCCTTTTTTTCTTTTTTTCTTTATATTTTTATATAGAATCTAAAATATTATAACTTTACAATCAATTTTGAACTTTTTATTTTGGCTCTGGTCGAACGAGTATGCTTTGCAGATTTCCTCTTTTCTGCTATTTTTGTCGGAAAATTAGAAATTTAGGAATAATATAGTATTGGTGCGACTCTTACTGGAAAAATGCACGGAAAAAAACGGAAAAATACATCAAAATAACGAAAGGTCATACTTTAATATGAAGCTACCAATGGCAGAACCAAAACTATCCGATTACACAAAAGATGATTACATCAAGAAGTTTACAGAATGGGTGGAGTACAACTCAATACAAACCGATGATGGCTGTTGGAACTGGACAGGCACAATCAACAACCACAGTGGCATAGCACGATACAAGAACCAGAACGCAAACACCTACATATATAAACGACTAAACAATTGCCCCAATTACGGCAAAGTCTTACGCCACTGCAAGAACCCACGATGTGTAAACCCAGAACACTCTTACCACACTGTTGGTCAGATATCACGCAGAAAGATAAAGTCGTCATTACGGGTGGATAACAAAGACCTAACAGACACACAAAGAACTTTACTCAAGTCAGAGATGACAGAGATTGCAACACAGGCAGTAACTCAAGCACTAAGAGAAACCATACGTGCTACTGTCCGAGAACAATTCAAAGACCCTGATTTAGTGAAACAAATTGTTGAAGGCATCTTAATAGAAATGATTCGGGTGCGATTCGATGAACTTATTGCAAACAAGGTGGGGCTAGGTCGGCTTCGGTAAGGTGTGGTGGGTTATGGTGTCGCATGGTATGGCAAGGCATGGCGAGGTTTGGTGAGGTCGAGTGTGGTGAGGTATGGGTTTTTTGAAGGATTTTTGTGAAGGGAACTTTATAGGCAAAAACACGTCTAATATATATGCCCCATAGAAGGGGTATATTTTCAGTGCTATTTTCTTTTGTTGCTTTTTTCAAAAAATAACACTGTTACTTTTTTCACTAATCATTTGGAGATTACCATGGCTACAGTATGGAGAACTTATACGAATCAGGAGTATTTGTTTAAGAAGCAGTTAATGCAACAACCCCTAGAGGGTATCGACCCTGAGATTATCAGGGCATCAGAAGAAGGGCGAATGGTCAATGGCTTGGCTGAGTTCCTTCAAAACATTGTTCCTCAAACCGAGGAAGTAAAAGAAAAAGAACAACGAGAAGATGGTTGGAAAGATGATATTCTTCTTGGCATCATCTCAAAGCGTGAAGCGTTACTTGGTCGTCCAATGACTGAGGAAGAACTTAGTTCTGATGATTTGCTTGATGAATGGGAGCGTAAGTGTAAAGCTTGCGGTATGAAACTCTTCTGGCTCACATGAAAACTACTTACAGTAAACCTTCGGTTGTCTGTTGCAGCAGGTCGTGCAACGAGTTAGTACAACACCTGAGAGTATCTTTAGGTAAGTTTACTTGTTTGCGTTGTGGACAACTGGAGGCAGAAAAGCACAAGCACACGATAGTTCCTTTACACAAGAGTAATTACGTTGTAGTTCGAGATTTGAACTTACTCAAGGGTATCAATGTCAAACAAAGATAAAGTCAGGTAAGGCATGGTCGGGTGCAGTAAGGCAAGCTAGGGTGCGGTTTGGTACGGAGAGGTTTTGTTTTACGAAAGTAACACTGTTACTATTTAGAAAAGGAGAAGGTTATGGAAGATTTCGGCAATTGTTCAGTTAGCACGATTAGTTGTGGTCATATGACAGTCTTATGTCTCATACATAAAACTGCTTGGGGACAAGACCACGCTTACTTACGTGATTTTATGTACTACTATGAGTTAAAGCGTGATGGTAAGACTGTTTACAAGAGTGATGATGAATTCACCAGTGTAGAGGATGCTTTGACCGATGCCGAAGATACAGTTTTTGCGGGAGACTATAAAGATGTCAGAGAATGATAAGTTCCAAAAGTTTAATCACGACACTTACAGTGCAGTATTAGCTGTGCTGTTGGAGTCAGTGAGAGAGATAGAACAATTACATTGCGAAGTGTTACAGGAGCGGTTTAAAGATAAAGATATTCCTACGTCTGCTAGGAGAACAACCATGATGCCGTCCTTTGCTGTGATATTTGCAGTGCTTGATGAGTTCAGTCAGTTTTTTTCTGTGCATGGAGAGGACTTTGATGAAACTAATTTTAAAGGTTTCTTTTTAAGTAATCTGCTTGATTTTGTAGATAAAGATGTTTACAAAGATTTACCAGAACAAGCTGTTGGTTTAATGAGTTTGAAATCTACGGGTGTAAAACCTACACATGATGAACACGATACAGTTCAATGAGGAGAAGTGATGAGGAACTTAGCAGATATAACCAAACCTTTTAGGGGAAGTGAAATGAGAGAAAAAATTAATGCCGTACAACAAATATTTGGGTTCTATGGTTTTATAGCTTCACCGCTATCTCGTAAGAAGATAGCTCATTTAATTTGCCGAGGTAAAACCCTTGATGAAATTTATGAAATTGGGTGTGCTGTTTATTGTGAGTACAAAGGAAGGTTTTAAGGAGGAAAAATGAGTACATATTGTTTTTCGGTTAAGTGTGAGTATATCTATGAGATATCAGCACGTGATGAAAAAACCGCTCGTAAGATATTACAAGATAAAGGTGGTTTAGAAATAAGTGGAGAATTACTTTTATCGGAAGATGATTACGAAAGAGCAGAACTTATAGAAAGGAGAAAGTAATGAACAGTTCTAAAGAAGCGTTAGCGAGACAGATAGTTTCGTTGATACACAAAGCCC